CAAGTTTTATAAAAACAGAAGCGCGGAAAGAGGCAGCCGCGGATTATCTGAAGCAGTTTGATCCGGATGACGATGTGAATGTAGGTGCAGTGATGGCGATTCTTGGTGTGGCAAAGACAGTGCAGCCATTTCAGGGTGAATAGCATGGAACACATTCCGGGATATGACGAATGGAAGACGAGTGCGCCGGAGGAAGAGAAGCCTGTGATGCGGTGCGATATTTGCGGAAAAGCAATCTACTCCGGGGATTATGTGACAGATATTCAAGGGGAGAAGTGGTGCGATGATTGTTTGGAAGATATTAGAAAAATGATTTAGGAGGAAATGAGATGAGCAAAGTAATTTGTATCGCCGGGGAATCCGGATCAGGCAAGACAACAGCGATGCGGAATCTAGATCCAAAGACAACGCTTTATATTGATTGTGATAAAAAAGGGTTGTCGTGGAAAGGGTGGAGGGAGCAGTACAATGCTGAAAATCAGAATTACATCAAAACAGATTTTACGCAGGTCGTTCAGCAGACGCTCCAGAAGATCGATAAGGTGGAGAAATGGAAGCACATTAAAGTGGTTGTTATAGACACGATCAATGGTCTTATGGTTTCCGACGAGATGCGCCGGAGCAAAGAAAAAGGATATGACAAGTGGGTCGATCTGGCAGCATGTGTTTGGGATCTTGTAAATGAAGCGTATGAGTACCGGGATGACTTAACGATTATTTTCACAGCGCATACGCAGACAGACCATGATGAAAACGGGTACATGTTCACCCGGATCAAGACTTCCGGGAAGAAGCTGGATAAGATCGTTCTGGAAAGTAAGTTCACGACAGTTCTTTTGAGTAAATGCGTGGACGGACATTATAAATTTGAGACAAGAGCAAATAACAGCACGGCAAAGAGCCCAATGGGGGCATTTGAAGCGTTTGAGATTGACAATGATATTGTAGAAGTAATAAAAGCACTGGAGGAATTTTAACATGCGAAAACCGAATAATTATGAAAACACACAGGCGCAGGGGGAATTTATCCCTGTGGAGCTTGGAGGTCACTATCTTATCATCAAAGAAGTTTTAGAAATGCAGTCCAAAACAGGAAAAGAAATGATCAAGATTTCTTTCGACTTTGCAACCGCGGATAAGCAGGCTGGATACTTTATGGAGTCTTTCAAAAATGATATCCGACCAGAAAAGAAGTGGCCAAATCAGGCGACACAATACATTTTGACAGAGGATCAGGATGGAAATTGCAGCCGGTCATTCAAGACATTTCTTACATGCGTAGAGCATTCCAACACTGGTTTTGAAACGCAATGGGGAGATGATTTTGGAGAACAATTTAAGAATAAACTTGTAGGTGGAGTCTTCGGACCTCAAATGGACTACTACGATGGAAAGGAACGCGAAAAAAGAGTTCTCCGGTGGTTCGTATCCAATGACAAAGTGAAAGAAGCACAGGTTCCAGATATGTCGGAGACACAGGCGTATAAAAACCATATCGCGGGCTATCACCAGGGATCTACTCCGGCGGGCGATGGATTTATGAATATTCCGGATGGAGTCGATGAAGAACTTCCATTTAATTAGGTGATGGATATGGATATACAGGTTGATTCAAGGGAAAAGGCGAGGGCGATCCGGAAGATTATCAAGACATTTGATGAAAATGGAGTCAAGCATTTTTCAAGTAAATTACTGGTCGGGGATTACATGAGTTTGGATAATCCCCGGCTCATCATTGACAGAAAACAGAATCTGCAAGAACTTTGCGGAAACGTCTGTCAGCAGCATGAAAGATTCAAACGGGAATTGATCAAGGCGATGGATGCCGGGATACAGCTTGTGATTCTGGTGGAGCACGGTCCAGATATCCAAAGTCTGGAGGATGTGTATTTCTGGCAAAATCCAAGAAAGCATGAAGTGCGCTGGCGGATCGTGAATGGAAAGCGGGAAAAATATGTAGTATCTGCGAAAGCGGTTGATGGAAAACAATTATACAAATCACTTTGCACGATACGGGATCGATATAACGTCCGGTTTGAATTTTGCGAGAAGAGAGAGACTGGAAAACGAATTATAGAAATCCTGGAAAGGAAGTGATGAGGAAGTGGGGAGACGAGCAAAGACAGGGCTCGATTACTTTCCGAAAGATGTAAATTTCTACGACGATTTTAAGATCATGGAGCTGCTGGGCGAATATGGACCTAACGGGATAGTGATTTATGAAGTTACTTTGTGCATTATCTACGGAAACGGGTATTACATAGAGTGTCCAGACATGGATCAGCTTGCTGCCAGAATCATCAGGACAATCGGCAACAGGTGGGTAAGGAAAAAAGACTTTGTGTTACAAGTGGTTCGCTTCTGTGCGGATATAGGGTTATTCGATAAAACCCTCCTAGACCAGAATGTTATCACCTCTGTTGGAATCCAGCGACGCTACAGCGAAGTGACTGTGAGGAACAAGGTCAATAAAGAAAAGTATTGGTTGCTGAAAGAAAGCGGACAACCTTTATTAAATGCACCCAAAAAGCGGATTTCTGCAACAGAAAAAGCGATTTCTGTAACAGAAAAGACGATAAATGACGTTGAAATGCAACAAATAAAAGAAAAGGAAAGTAAAGAAAAGAATAGAAAGGCTGCCGCCTGTACTTCAGAAGATGATGAGGATGATGGAATGGATCCGATGGAGGCGATGCGAATATGGAACGAGCAAGAGAAAAAAAGATTAGAGAAATAGAATTTGAAATCCGTATTTGGAGAGAAAATCAGGCAAAGCACCCGTATGATGAAGCGTTTTTCCATTATTCGCAGCGGCTCATAGATCAGCTGGAAGATCAACTGGACAAGATATCGAGATTGGAGAATTGGGATGAGTATTTATCAGTTTAATTCAGACGATGCTTTTGCCTTTGCAAGAGAACAGGGAATCAAAACAAGAATAAAGGGTGAAGAACTGAATCTGTATGACTGTCCGTATTGTCATGGAGCAGGACATGGGGATAAATATACTTTTTCCATCAATCTCCATACCGGTCAATTTAAGTGTCTGCGTGCTTCCTGTGGGGTTACCGGGAACATGATTACTCTCTCCAGAGACTTTGATTTTTCGCTTGGAAGTGAAGTGGATGAGTATTACCGTCCGCGGAGACAGTTCCGGAAGTTTAAACAAAGCGAAACGCCAATTATTCCGAAAGAATCGGCAATTGCATATCTGGAAAGCAGAGGAATATCGGAAGAGGTTGCGAAAAAGTATGAGATTACAATACAGAGAGAGCATGAAAATGTGCTGGTTTTCCCATTTTATGATGAAAAGGGACGGTTGCAGTTTGTAAAATATCGAAAGACGGATTTTGACAAGAGCAAAGACAGGAATAAGGAATGGTGTGAAGCAAACTGTAAGCCGATACTTTTCGGGATGAAGCAGTGCAATGAAACTTTTGATAGATTGATCATAACAGAGGGACAATTGGACAGCTTAAGTGTTGCGACTGCCGGTATTGAGAATGCAGTATCTGTTCCAACCGGAGCGAAAGGGTTCACTTGGGTACCATATTGCTATAGCTGGGTAGCAAAATTCGAAGAGATTGTTGTATTTGGAGATTGTGAGAAAGAACAGATAACGCTTTTGGCAGATGTAGCGCGCAGGTTTCCATGCATGATCAAACATGTACGAATTGAGGATTACAAAGGATGCAAAGATGCGAATGAGATCCTGCAGAAGCATGGCGCCGATGCAGTAAAGGCTGCGGTTGAAAATGCAATTCCGGTTCCAGTGAACCGAGTACTTCCACTGGCAAGCGTAGAAAACGTAAATATCTACGAATTGCCGAAGCTGAAAACAGGAATAAGTGAACTTGATCGGACGCTGTACGGCGGTCTTCCATTTGGAATGGTCTGTATCATTGCCGGTAAGCGTGGAGATGGAAAGTCTACTTTAGGAAGCCAGATTGTAGCATACGCGTTGGAGCAGGGATATAAGACATTTTCTTATTCAGGTGAGCTGCCGAATTATCTGTACAAGAGTTGGTTTGATTTTCAGATTGCCGGAAGACATCATATTATCGAGAACCACACAGAGTTCGGGACGGTGAATCGATTTATCACAAAAGCCAATCAAGAACTTATAAACGCATGGTATATGGAACAGGCGTACATATATGACAATCGGATCATAGAGAATGATGAACGGGAGGATCTGCTGAATAGTATTGAACGAGCTATACAGCAATATGGGATCAAGGTGGTTCTTATCGACAACTTAATGACAGCCATGTATATCGATGAACAAAAGGGCAGTGATAAATATGACCAACAGGGGATATTTGTTCGGAATCTCACGAAACTGGCGATCAAATATGATTGCTTGATTTTACTGGTTGCACATCAGCGGAAAAATAGTTTTACCACGGATGCGAATGACGAGATCAGTGGTTCAGGAGATATCACGAACCTTGCCGGAATTACTTTGAGTTATAACCGCGGGAGTAAGGAAGAGATTGAAAAAGGGTACCTTGTTGAATCGCAGAGAAAATTGATTATCGCGAAGAATCGACTGTTTGGAAAGATAAATCTCAGCGGAATCGTTCTTGATTATGACGAGCGGTCAAAGAGGATATTTGGAGATGGAGACAGTCTTGACTATGAATTTGGATGGAATGTAGATGAGAATGGGTTTATGAATGTGGATCATGCTCCGGTTCCATTTTGAGGAGAGGTGAAACGGTGGATAAAAAAATAAAAGACC